GGGGTTATGATGGCTGTTGTTTCTATATTTGATTGGGCGCTGGGCCCAACAAAATTCTATTTCCAACCACTAATTCTATCGTTTGGGGTGTTTGTTTTATTTTTCGATTACGCGCTTAACTTATTACGCGGTTTGAATTGGTGGTATGTGGATGAAGGGCTTGACGGTAAGCAATCCTTGACAGATAGGATATATACCATGCTCCCATGGTATGGTATATTGTTCCTGAAATTCTGGATTTTCCTGCTTGGGTTCTCTGTATATTTTTTTATGAGTTATGTAGTATAGGCAGGATTATTGATTTAAAGGCCACTGGAGGCTTTATTTTTTCCGGCTTACTCTACACCATCAAATAGCCGATCGTTCAACCACGGAGCCGTATTAAGGCCCTTAGCCTAAATCCCATGCTTAGCCACAACGGCAATAATCCCAATAGCAGCTAACGCCAGCCCAATATCTTTCAGAATCCCGTTAAAATTCAGACGCCTAACTTTTTTCTCCAGTATTTTGATTTCACCCTGATAATCAACCTGCTTGCCCAGCCATTGCGTTTTGATGTTTTGGAACTCTCCGGTCTGGTCATGGAGTTGAACGATTATGCCGGCTTGGTCCGCAATCTTGTTTTGGAGATCCGCCATTAATTGCTGTTGAATACTGAATAATGAATCACAGCGGTCGCCGGCAATGAGGTCATGGACGATTGCCTCTTTTTGCCACCGTGGATATAGAATCGGGAAATCTTGCCCAAATGAAGCGGTCGTAATGAGACACAGTAACATTAACGTAACGATGCTGTAGGGTTTCATAATAGGTAATGGTTTGTTTTGATTTTAGTTCGCGCTTAGCCATAAGTGCATCGGTAACGGCAATATTGGCTTGGAGCATTTTTATCGTGTCGTTTTTCTTCTCAATGATTAGTTCCGATTTCTTGATTCTATTATCCCGGTTGGCTATATCCCGGTTAAGGCTATCCATCATAACATTGTCTATTGCCGATATTTTGCCTTGGTGGTGGCCAATGAAGTAGACCGCGATAAACAGGATAACGATAATAGCGGCTAAGATCAGGTATTTAAGGTATGGTTTCATAACGTTAATTTACGGTTTTTCTTTCATTTTTTCCTACGCTCTTGTCAGGGGAACGGCGACTAATCGTGAACATGGACAGGGCGCGTTGAAAATGTTCTTCCATCGCTAACCAGGGGCGGCCCCCGTTAAGTTCTGTCATTATTTCCTTTAGCATCTCCTCCTGACTCTCCCTTGTCTCTTCCCCCAAGGGGGCACGATTCGGTTCCGAGGTTAATTCGAGAATCATTTCAGTACAACCCTTTAAGGCATCAATAATATTATTCCATGCAGGTATTTCGGCGATACGTTCGACACCGGCTAGTCCTCCTTTGAGTTGTAAAGCGGCTTCCCTAATTTCTTTTTTTCTTTCTTCGGTCATGGTTCAAGATATTTTATTGGTTTCTTTTTTGAAAGCGCATAGGACGGCAACCTTGCAAAATTTTGAAATATCCGTTCCTATTGGAATCCTGCCAGTTACTATATCAGATTGACTAACTAATGGCTCATACCATTCCTTTATGGTAACTCCTTCGACGAAAAACGTTTGCCCTTCAACGGGTTCAAATTGATGGTAGTCTGGGCCTTTGTTGGGTTGTAATTCACAAATAGCAATTCTAATAGCTTCCTGGTCCGCGAACTTGACCGCACCTGCTAGGGCGAATTGGAGAGCACATTCGTAATCTTTTAAAGCCTGCTGATATGCATCTTCTTCATAATCATAACGGAGTTCTCCTGGTTTATTAGGCCATCCTTTCTCATTAAACCAAAACTCGCCGGAGTGGAATAAAATGTTTTTCATAAGCCTTATTAAAGTTTAAACTCTCCGTTGGTTAAGTAACCATGCCAACCACAACCACCAAGTGCGGGATCGTGGTGAATGGATGGTGTCACACTCTCTGTTTGAATATCTACTTTCCATTTACCCTTTGGCCCACTTTTCTTACCACAGCCGGGGCAACACATTAAAATCCCTATATTTTCATCCATGACATAATAATCACCGGGTAAAAGAACTAAGTCTGGGTCGTCAACTCTATTTGCTTTCATGGTGTCTGTGCGCTAGGCTTTAAGAGTTTTGAAGGCGGTCGATTTCAGCGGCAATAAGGGCACCGGCAATAATCAGGCGTTCATGGTAACCCTTTGAGCACATTTTATTCCAAAGGTTTTCATCCCATTCATCGGGGCATCTGTCGAAAGCATCACCCTCGAAAATATCTGGGGCTACAAGCCACGATGCGGCAAGGGCTAACTGAAATTTTCCATTGTGGGCAAGGTCTTTTCCTATGGTTCGCCCATGCTTATCAATCTGTTCTGCGCGTTCAATCGCAATACGTTCTATTCCTGTTTTCATATTCTATTCCGTTTAGTGTCCTTGATTAGGGGGTGAAGGGAGGGGCATCCAGTGGGTAACTTCGCTATCATCCAATGAAGTAGAACCGCCTACATCGTAATAAATAAAATGCCAATTAGAGCCAAATACCGGGTTGTCTCTCCATAGCGTACCAACGGAAGTAAATTTTAGTCTTTGATGATTCTTCCAACGAATCAATACTTCTTTACCCTGCCTTGGCAATTTCTTTTTTATGCTTATCCATCCGTCTTTCATACCCTTTGATTTTTGTCCAGTGCTGAGCCTTCCGCATCCTTTTTTCCCCGCTCCCATTCTTTTGTGTTTTCAGTGCTGGAGAAAATATTGAAAGCGCAGTTCGTTAAATTCGATCCATTCAATCCGCAATCGTAACCCATTTTGTAGGCGTATTCCTTGTCTTTCTTTTCAGGAATGAATCTTTTGATTTGTTCGATGTTCATGGTTTTATCTCGGGTTTAATTTTGCGATAAGCTGCGAGGGCTTCCATAGTTCTTTTAATCCCATCATCGGGCCTCCAAAAAGAATCCTTAGTTGGCAGGGATTGGAATAATGAGTAATCATCATTTTGAAAAGTCCTGTCCCAATAATCTAACGCCTTAACAACTAGGTCCGCTACCTCTCTCAATTCCCTAAGTTCAGAATCGCGGGAGGCTAGTAAGGCTTTCAATTGTTTGAATAGTTCCCGCTCAGCAATTTCCTCCACGTTTTTCAACCAGACTATTTCCTTTTTGTATTGCTCAATATCGTTTTGGTATTTTTCGGCCTGGACTGTGGCTCCTTCATGATAACCCGCAAGCAAGGCGGGAATGAATATTGGATCAAGTATTATTTCACTATCTAAAAGCCATTGGTTGGCGTTTTCTTCAATCTGCTTCATCTCGTTCTCACTTAGGGGCATGGAGGAAGGGGGTTAATGATACTTTTTACTTCCTCAACCTTTGAAACGGGGACACGCATCGTCTTTGTCGGCTCTCCCTTCGGGCGGCCTGATCCTTTGCGCTTACCGCCGTGACGGAATTTGATTTCGTGAATATCGTTAGCGATTGATTTAAAGAATTCTTTTTCCTTTACGGTTTTGCCGCCGATCTTGAATTTTAAATCATTTGTTGTTAATTTCTTTTTCATTTGGGTGATATGGTTGACCATGCGAAGGCCCCACTAACTCTAGCACCTCGGCTTTCCACGTGGTTTAATTTTATGGCCTGGTTTTCGGCATCGGTCTTGGAAAATGATTTTATGTCGTGATAGATATAAAAATTACCGGCGTTCATTTCAACACGTACTGTCCATAGTTTCTTTTTCATGGTTCGATTAATTCAGCCCCTTCGTGGTAGGCTTGTTTTTTTTCTTTCAAAATGAAAGCGCAAATTTCACTTACACACAAATCAAAAGTTTCTCTTTTCATTTCGTTAGCATAATCGTCGCCTAGCATTGCATGGGATAATATTGCCCGAACGTGACAGTTTAAGATATTTTCCTGATCTATTTTTATTTCCTTATTCATATTACCAAGGTTTTTGTGTTTCAACTTTAGCGCGAATTTCTTTGATTTGACTATTGACACTAGCCGGAACCAGATAACCTGCCTTTCCATGATCCACAATAGAACCATTTTTGTATCCGATGCCGTTAGCCCTAATAAGCTTGCTAATTTGGATTTCTGCGACTCTCTTTGCTTCGAAGTATTTTGCTACTGTTTTCATGGTGTCTGTTTGTTTCGTTATGTAAATCTACACCCTATTTTGATATTTGCAACACAATTCAAAGGAAAAAATTAATTTATTTTTTGTCCCTTTTTACGGTCAGAAATGCTCTTTTTTTGGGCCGATTTAGCGCCCTTTTCATCGTATCTTCATTTTATAGTGTTCGATAGGGGTCAGGTGGCTAGAATTTATCCGTTATTTCTTTTGCCGCTTCGTCAACGTCCTTTGCTGCTGATTTAAGCAGTTTCTTTGTTGCGTCAGGCTCTTCTCCGGTGACAACGTTTACGACGTCCTTCACTATTGCAATAGGAGTTAGCGCGGTCTTAACTGTTGCGCTTGCGAGGTCTGAAATTAAATCAAGTAGTCCCATAGTTTATTTATTTTATTGATTCAATCGCCTTTAAAGAATTAAACGTTTCAACTGAGTTAATTTCAATTGTCTGTTTCTCAGGATCCAAAATGAAACACGCTACGTGCCTTCCTGTTCCGGGGCCTTCGCTTCCATCTTCCGTTGCGTGCCATTTAATATCTTTAAGGTTTCTGATCTCAGCACCCGCCTCAATCATCATGTGTACCCATTTGTCGATAGGATAAACCATAACAACTTTCTTTCCCTTCTGAAATTCCTTGATTGCTTTGCGTACCCATGCGGTTTGGCCCTTCTTAGTACCGTTGTGCATGATTGCTCCGAAAGGAGGATTGACGTAATTTGATTTTCCCCACTCCTGAGTAAGTCCGTCGAAATTGTCCGGCTTAGGATATGGACATGGATCAAAGTCAAAATTAAATTCCAATTGCAGTTCAGCCATCAACTTTGGCGGAGTAAGCCAATAATGTTTTCCGTCCTTTGCGTTGCCGTTAATGAAACTCATCAGTTCGTTTTATTTAATATTTTCAATCGCCGGAATCCAGTTCAATGTTCAAGAGGGGGTCAGGGGGGCTACAAATTCCAAAGTCTCGCTCTTTTCCATGATAGCTTTCACTTCATCAAGGCCGATATTTTCGATAAGCTCGTCAGGGAAATCTACCTCGAAGGAAAATTCAGGGAGTAGTAGGCGTTCTTCTGGCTTATCCCGTAAGGCATCGAAGGCTGAAACTATCCCGTTAACAAAATCAGGCATTCCTGAAAATCTACCTATGTAAAGTCCAGTAACTTGGTCAATACCAAGCCACGAAATCCCCGTGTTTGTTATATATGCTTTTGGTGCCACCTTTCTCACGGCTAAAGCTATCGCACAAGAGGTGGGGACACTGGAGTCATATCTCTTTTGCGTGCCACACATCATCGCCTTACGGTAAATCTCCTTCGTTACGTGTATTTTGATTTTCATACTCTTTTATTTTATTGATTCAATCGCCTTTAAACTGTAATCTATTTCTGCGTTCCAACAAATGATTTGACCTCTAAACTCTCGGGGAAACCAAGATTCAAAATCGTCAAGGTTATCAAAGCCATCATTCATAGCTATCTCACGGAGTTGTTCAATTTTAATTGGATGGCCGCTCAACAGGAAGTCTCCGGCTAACGGCTCAATATCAAAATCCCAAACTTTCTTTACCTGTAAATCCGGGCCGATAGTAATTTGCTTTGAGTTGTATGGACGACCCGACCATATGCGGGGAGAAAACCAGTCGTTTACTTTGAAGCGATGGCCTGCTCGGATCGTGTGATATTTAGGGATGCCGTTGTAATACTCATGCCAATCCCAATCAATAAAATGTTCAGGGATTTTAAATTCACCAAACATGGTTTCAGCTAGACCGGCAAAAACTTTCTCCACGAACCAAGTCGGCTCGCCTTTACGTGTGTGATTTCCTATGAATGTTCTTGAAAATGTTATTACCTTGCTCATCTTACAATATTTTCAATTGCTTCAATCATTTTCTCGTTTCCCTTTCTGTCCAGGTAGTCGTAGAATCCGTAAATACCTCCTGAAATCAGAAGTGCTAAAAGTAAGACCATCGGGATAGCCATAAACAGAAAGTCTGCTATCGGGTGGAAGTCTTTGTCGTCCTGGTAGGAGAAGGGGTCGGGTTTCATAAGTTTTCAAGTTTGCGTTTGACACCCCAAATTTTCATTCCCTCTACATTCAAAAGGAAATCTATCTCTCGGATTTTGTCGATGTCATCCTGCATGAAGATACGATGTCCATGCCTTCTTCGGAAGTGTAAACAGAATTCTTTTTCATAGAATCTGATTGCCGAATGAGCAAGGTTAAACATCTTAGAAGTTTCCTCCATCGTCCAATAAATTTTCTTTATCGGTTCGTCTTTGTAGGTTATTCCATTCATATCATTAGTCCTTTCTCGCGCCTTTCGGTCGCGCTTAGTTTATCGTGTAATATTCGATGGCAGTTGAAACATACAGCCATAAAGGTATCAGCAGCGTTTAGCTTGGTTCCCCTCCCGCCTAAGTGATGGCATTGGGTTGCTATCTTGGTGCATCCCGGAAGATTGGCAAAGCAGTAAGGGTGAGTACTTAAATACTCTTTCCGCAGTTGCTTATAAGTTTTCAGCTTGCCTTTCATTTTCTCTGAAACCTTCGCTATCGTCTTCCGCTTCTTACCGGCGTTCTTAAGTTCGTCCCGGTCGGATTTCCTTATCGCGTGAAGATGGGAGGCGCAAAAGTCTACCTGTTCATTCATGGTGTAGGCTTCACATTCAGAGAACTTGCAGATTTTCATCCTTGCTATTGTTTAGGGGAAGACTCTCCAAATAGTTCGTTGTATTGTTTCCTCGCTTCGGCTTCCGATGTGGCGGGGATTGTTACGATGTTGATTTGCCCGGCACCGTTACACCCTGAGCAAGCTTCGCTGTCTGGCGGATCCCCGCCGCTCGTGAATCCGCCTTCACCATTACATACTTTGCAAATCTCCCCTACTTCCCAGTTCTTCACCACTCCAACGCTAAGAGCCTTATCCTGTCCCATTGATTCGCGAAGTCTCGAGCCGCTACCCTTCCCGGCTTGTGAAAAGTTATCCTGCATTTGAGTTAGTGATTCCCGCCATTTGTTCAGATAGTAGTCTCTTTGCTCCCCTTCAAGTATCGGGCCTTTGGGCGTTAAATCTTCTTCGCTTATCCTGGTAGCGTTCCAGTACAAGGGGGAAATTTTATACATCCACTTCCAGACATTGCGGAGGGTTAGCCCGTCCTTTGCGTCCAAGTCCTCGATGAGTTGCTTTTCAATTTCTGCTTGCTGGCGCGGTTCAGGAATATAGGAAAACTTCTTGGTGATTTTCTCCAGTTCGGAGAGTAAGATTTCAACGTCCTCTTTTGAAAGGTAGTCCACTTGGCGGATACCGATAAGGTGGAGTTTGGATAGTTGCTGGCGGAGGAAGTCTTTCATAACCCTAATTTATTTTTCCTGTCTTGTGCTTTCTTCTCTCCCATTGAAACCGTTGTCATAGTCCTTTGGCTTTTCGTTCTAGTGCTTTCTTATCTCCTAGTGATATTTTAGTCTCACCATTCACTTGCCCATTCGCTTTAAATCCGTTGAGCGTAACCCTGAACTTTTGTTGTGTTTTCATCTCCCAATCGTTCCTCGTTGCCACCGAGAGAAACTGGTTTAATTCCTCTTGGGTTATCTTTCGGCCCTTCATTTGTTCCCAGTATTGATCATTTTCCTCAACAATCAACTTTCCCCAGTCACTCCATTCTTTATCCCAATTTATAGTTTCAGTTTCATTTTTAGTTTCCATATGTGGAACATATGATGAAGAAGTCTTTTTGTCTGATGTTCTATTTTTTGACCTAGATTCACTAAACTTCTGCCGTCTAATAGTCTCAACCTCAAGCCGTTCATTAAAAAAATTTCCTTGTGGGTCTTTTTTGAATTTGGCCATCACTTCTTTATCATGTGACTTACATATGATTAACACTTGTTTGTCTGTTAGGTGTCCGTGTTGGTGTTGTGCCATCAGTAACCTCATATATTTGCCCACCTGTTCATCACTGAAAAACTGGGTTCCGGTATTAAAATCTCCCGGGTAGAAAAGAAAAGCCGGGTCTTTAGCCATTGATATACTTCGGCTTATTTTCGTGGTAGAATGGATAGACCTCATCAAACTCATCCACACTTTCAGTCATTGAAACCTCGGGCGCAATAAAATCATTATTGTACCTAACTTTATGTTTATCTAGAATCTCTTTAAATTTGATTGTGTGTTTACCCCTTAGAAACTGAAAAAATAGCGCTATCTCCAATAGTCTTTTTGGTGGTATATTTAAGTCCAAAAATGCCTGCTGCCAGTTAATTGAATGACATGATTCATGACACTGATGACATAATGTAATCAGTGCGGCATCAGGATATTCCCAGGGCATCGCATCTTTGATATAGTAAAGATGATGTATATGCAGAGTCTTTTCTTTTGAAAGGCATTCCCTACACCTCCACCCATCAGCCTCAAGTATTTCCAATCTCTTTTTTTGCCATCTCGGGTCTTTTAGTAAGTCAGAATAATTTTTTTTTAATTCCTTGATCGGCGTTGGGGTCGCTGACTTAAAAATTGCTTGTAGGTTTACTGTAGATTTTTTTCTCATAAAGCCAAAAGTATCCCGGCCAGCCAAAAGCTGAAGGCGCGAACCAATGTCAGACCGGAAGATCCGATATGCTTTTAGTGACCGGGAATGTTTTTGAGTTTTTCCATTGATTCGCGAAACGAAGTAACGTTTTTATTTTCATTCCACCAAAGCTTTTTCGAATTTGTCACAGAAATAATCAATGCCAACCACCGGCTGATCTATCTTCCCGCCCGGCTGCATACACAGACCACTGGTCAAACTTTCACTCTCATCCTCAAAAACTTCAGCAAAAGGACAATACGATTTACAGGTCATACAATTATTTCCACCCTTAATTGCTGCCTTTAAAATTATGTCAGCCATTTAGTTATGGGGTTTTCATTCCACCAAAGGGAAAGCGCATTATTTTTTCCATTGCCAACGATCCCCATTCCATTCCACCGTATTCCCCATTTCCTGGTTAACGAAATTTATCAGCATTTTCATTTGATCTCCCCCAACATCTCCCTGCTGCTGGCACACTTTCCGGTACTGATCAATAATGAATTTCTTTGGAGTCTTCATTAAGGCCGCCTCCCATTCAGGGCCAAAGGGTACATAATCATCGTTTTTCATTTTAATTATAAGTTAAAGGGAAAGCGAAAAAGTTTCATCAATCCTGGGTTTCGCTAAATTCTGTTAAAACTCTTATCGAAATCATTTCCTTTATCCTGCGGTCAATTTCGATCATCAAGGGCCGGTTCTCCTCCGTTACCAGCTCAAGCAGGATGCCCTGTATGTCGATCTGACATTGTCTATACCCTAGTTCCATTGTCATTAAATGTCGTTCTTTCATATTGATTGGGGGGTTATACCGTTTCCCGGAGTAGTCTGAGCAGCGCATCGCGCTGCGAAATTCATGCGGCGTCCCCTGCGGCGGCCCCTGCGGCGTCCCCTGCGGCGGCCCCTGCGGCGTCCCCTGCGGCGTCCCCTGCGGCGGCCCCTGCGGCGTCGGTCGGCCCGAGCTCCAGCTGATGAAGCTCAGCAACACGTTTGATCGCAACCGCACCACGTTCATCAGCAAACCGCAGAACTCCCTGGAGCGGATCCACCAGGAGCCAGATCATAAACTTGTGATACACCGGGGTCAGGTCCGCACCGACGTTTATAGCAGAAAGGAATTGTTCCGGGAAGTTCTTGGCCTCGCCATTGGGCAAACCTTCAAAAATTGAATCCTCCAGATACGCAAGCCACCGGGGGATGCCGAGCAATTTTTCATACTTGTCGTGATCACTGCTGTGGATCGTACATCCAACAGCGCAGCCCTTACCGTCCTCCCAATACTGGCCCTTGATGATTTCGTCGGCGCTCGCGTGAGCACGTACGCGTGACAGATATTTCTCTTTGACTTTGGTGTCGTTCAAAAATGCTTTCATGATTTTTATTTTTTTAAACTATCTTCATATTTCCAATATTCCCTTACTCTCCGCTTGAATTCCTTTGTTTCAGTGTAGCTCTGCGGAATAAAATAACTCGCCACATGCTTACCATTAGGCAGCGTGATCATTTCTGACTTTACGTTATAGCCATCCCTGCAAAGCTCCCCGCAACGTTGACTCAAGGCATATATCCCGAACAATTTCAGCGCCTTCAAGACGGTGAGCCGCCTGCCGGATTTCAGGTATTTGAGGATACGTTCTTTTTGGGTCATAATTAATCAAGTAATTTGATGAGCTCTAATTTACTTTTCACCGCACCCGCCAATTTCACATTAATCAAATCAAAGTCGTCTTTGATGTCCTGATTATCGGAGCTCAATTCAATGATATTGCTTTTCCTCATTCGTTTGCCTTCGGGTAGTGACGCACTCCATGAAGCGAAATACCACGTTTTACGGTTCAGGAAAAGTAAGAGGGTAATGCATTGCCAATAATATTCCGGAAACATTCGTTTCAAATCATAATGGTCGGTCAGCATTTCGTAGTCGATTTGTTTTTCAAATACAGGACACTTCACTTCCAGACCAGCGTCATTACCTATCAACCTGTCCGGGCTACCCCCCGCATGATCGGTGTAGACATGAAAGCCGGAAGGAACACAGACAAGCCCGGTCAGACGTTCAAATTCCTCCACAGCGTCCGGTTCATGTTCCTTGCCATACCCAAGGGCATACGCATATTGTTGTGGTTTTGGTTTACCTGCGCGAGCCTCGAAAACTTTCTGCTTGATGTATGTTTCGGCAGTTTCGCTGATCTTTGAATGGTCGGCTATTTTACTTGTCTTACTACCCTTGCCTGTCTTTGGCCGGGCCTTCAATTCGGTGTCGGTCATTTCACGGTAAGCCGTTCCCATGAGTTTATGCCATTCAGAAGATGTGAATCGCCCAACCCTGATTTGTTCCCACGCTTCGCTTCCCTGGTCCAGATAGTTCAGTGATTCGGTTTGATCGGTTATTTCGTCAAAAAAATCTTTCATTTGGCAGGATTTTGAAGGTTGAAAAGAATTTCCCTGGCTTTGGTGGTCGCTGTCAGGTAAGCTTTTCCGCTCACCGTCTTCCAGTTGTCGGGGTGCATCTTGGTTAATTTTGAATCAAGCTGAATAACTTGGTTGTATACCTCCATGTATTCCTTATGAAGTTTGTCCAGATCAACCTCCGGAAGCCGTCCGTCAATGTCAGAATCCGCCGTGGACAGGCCCAACGCTCCGACCAGGGTGTAACGCTTCAAATATTCGATTGCTGAACCCCGGCCTTGGATTGGGTTCTTAGACCCACTCAAATCAGGGTTGGCCATCATTGATGTTGATTCCGTGTGCCCCTGAACATGGGAAACCAAGCACGTAACCTTTATTTCCTTCTCAGTATCGGTGATCTCCCAACGGTAGGAAAGGCCGTGAGCCTTCAAAAGCGGTCCTATTTGGCGGGTAATGTCGGCTAGGGGGGCGTACTTGTAGGTGGTTTGGTTGAAGGCGACAAGTTTTGTTTTCCTCAAGTCCGGGCATTCACATTGAAAATTGGTGAATGCCTCAAAGAAAGCTTTCCGGGCAACGTTTGCCTCCCATCGGTCTTGCAGGTCCATGAGTTTTGAAAGGGATTCAACGTCTAATCCTTTCTCTATTCCTTGCTGAATAAGTCCGCGCGGTGTCGGATCTTGCGTGATTATTGTGGGTGTGTTTTCCATATCGTTCTTTATCTTATTTTTGCTAAAAGTTTCTGAAAATCTTGTTGATATTGCATCAACTCCACTCGGTCAACCGGAGTATCGGCTACAAACTCCTGCGCAAGTTTAATCAAGTCTTCAAGGATAAGGATTCTCTTTTCTCCGATGATGGCTAATCCCCTAAGGGTTACCTCGGCCTCCCTTAAAACCCCCTGATCGACATTGAGGACTAGCTTTTGAAGGCGCTTTACTTCTGAGGCTTGGACGGTGAAACTATGGTTCATACAAACAACGGGTTTTCGGTTTCATCTTCAAGTTTCAAATCTTCTTTACGCCTCTCATAGCAGAGATCACATATGTATTCATAGTCGAATTCCTCGCGCTCGTCATGACAAGTTACCTTGGCAGAGCAATCAACACATTCACGAAGTTGAGTAAATCGGGGGGCGTTTCCATCAGGAGAATTCCAGAAGCTCATAAAGTTAGGGGTTAAGGTTTTAAATCCGGTTTCTCCCGGCTATCGGGCCGTCCGTTAACAACACATAGGTACGGCATAATTTTATTACCTCCAAGCCTTTTGCTAATTTTGTTATGAATATTTTTATGCTTATGTTTACGGGCATGGCAGGCAGAAAACCGATATACGATACCGAAAACCTTGAAATTGGGCAAAAATTAAGGCTTTCAGATGGGGTTAAGTTATTCCGGTATCAATACATTCGCACCTTCAATAAGAGGGCAAGAGATAAAAAATTCAAATTAACGACGGTGGGAAAAAAACTTTTTGTTGAACGAATTGCATAATGGCTAGCGAAATGATCATTCAAATTATCGGGGCTGGAAAAATAAAAGTTTCCGGTGAAAATAATCATTTGTGCGGTGGTAAGAACGGATTCGGGTTTCAAATTGACTGGCACAAACACGGAACGTATTTCGTTGGTGGTATTTTGTCTAATGAAGATGCCGTCCGGTTGGCTGAACATATACTGGATGTTACAAAACACCGGAAATAATAAAAATGGACTCCCTCACCTCAACCGGCTCCCCTCTTTTAACCTTGAAGGTGGAGAAGCCTAAGCGAATCAAACCCCGTAAGGCTATCCGCTCTTTTGCGGTTCGTTTGGGGAAGTGGCAGGTCATCCTGCAAATTTGGAAATATCGCCCAGTGAAGAACCAGGATTGGAGGAATGAACCGCATTAGGAACTTTCAAACTAAGATTGTAGTTTTGAATATGAATCCGCAAACAATCGCGCTAAAAATGTCACGCCTACTGTAAGGGGGCAAGATTTAAAGGGAACCCGGCTATTAACCAGGTTCCTGCGTTTATGGCCGGAGGAAGACCAAGCAAGTACAAACCTGAATTTGCCAAGCAAGCCTTTAAGTTGGCTTTACTCAGCGCAAAGGACACTGAATTAGCCGCTTTTTTTGAAATAGACGTTGCAACCGTTAACAGGTGGAAGCACGATTACCCCGAGTTTTGCGAGTCCCTAAAGGCCGGAAAAGTTGAAGCGGACACCAAGGTATCGAACAACCTCTATAAACGGGCCAATGGATTCCATTACAATGAGGTCACCCATGAACACATAACCATTAAGGGTGCTGGAGGAGTCCCAACACCGGCCATTCTAACTAAGACCGTCAGAAAACTTGTGGTCCCCGATACCACCGCTCAAATATTCTGGCTCAAAAACCGGCAATCGGACAAATGGCGTGACCGTCAGGAATTGGGCGTAACTTTAGCCGAAGACCAGGTATTTGAAATTGCCGGTCAGAAAATTAAGTTTGGCTGAAAAGACCTTATTCAAACCCTATCCTAAACAGGAGGAATTCGTAGCCGCCGTTCTTTCCGGCAAGTATTCCCTATTGACCTATGGCGGCGCAATGGGCGGGGGGAAGTCTTACGTTTGCCTGGCAATAGCGATAATGCTTTGCAAGTTCTACCCAAAGTCAAAATGGTGCGTTGTCCGGGAGTCGCTTCCAACGCTAAAGAAAACCACCCTTGCGACTTTCTTCAAGATTGCCCCGACAAACTTCATCCGGTCCTACAATCAGCAGGATCAGCTAATCACCTTCAAAAACGGATCTCAACTTCTTTTCATGGCCGAGGACTTCGCCCACGATAAAGAGTTTGACCGATTCAAAGGCCTCGAGGTAAACGGCTTTATCCTGGAACAGATCGAGGAACTCCAGGAGGCGCTTTTGGACGTTTGCTTTATCCGCTCTGGCCGCCACCGAATAGACCCCATGCCAAAGCCGGTGATAATCGCCAACCTGAATCCTACTTTACGCTGGCCCCGCAAACGAATCTACGACAAGGCGGTAAACAAAACCTTACCCGAGGATTGGTATTACCTCCCGGCCAAGATCAGCGACAACCCTGCGCTGTTTGAGGATTCCAACTACATGAAGCAATTAAAGAACCTGGACGACCTTACCAGGGCCAGGTTAATTGACGGTGATTGGAATGCATTCGGGATTGATAAACCTTACCTTTATGCTTTCAATCAGGGTAAACACGTTATCCAGACTTATACGGTTAACCCTCATTTGCCCTTGCTTTGCAGCTTCGATTTTAATAAGGATCCCATGACTTGCCTGGTATCGCAGAAACCTAGCGTAAAAGAAACGGTGGTTTTTGACGAGATAATGATTCCGAATGGATCAAGCGAGGAAGTTTGTGAGTACATTATCGCCCGTTATCCTCACTTCAAATTCAAAATAGAGGTTACTGGAGACGCTACTGGCCAAAATAGAACTTCAATGATCCGGGGTAATGTGAATCACTACAAGATTATTAAACAGATGCTTGAACTCACCGACCGGCAGTTACTTGTCCCTAAAGTCAACACCTCCCACATCAATAGCCGGGTGCTCTGTAACTCAATCCTTCAAAACGCGGTTGTAAAAATCACCAAGAATTGTGAGGCAACTATTACAGATTGTATTTATGCCGCAGTCGATGATGAGGGCGAATTGGTTAAAACGGTAGCAGAAGGCCGACATTTTTTCGACGGGTTTAGATATCTTCTCGAAGCGTCTTACCCCAATTTCCTCACCAAACCCCACATTTACCAATAGGAAAATCGGATAACGTTCGTATATTGCGCCCGTGGAAGAGATTGGAAAAACAAGAAGATTCGGCAGAACTCATGCATTTAAAATTGCCCAGCTCAGGGAGACCTGGATTAACAATATTGTCCGGATAAATGGAGTGTCCAGAGAGGAAGCTGAGAAAATGTATTTGAAAATTGACCCACATAGGGACGTTAAATGACTAAACTAATCTCCTACGGAACGCGTCTTGAAAAATCTTCTTTGAAGATCGCCAAGGTTCAGGCTAAATTTGAAAAGCGGTCGGTGAATAGTTTGATTCAGATTGCCATTGATCGGTACTTGGACGAAACCAGGGCGCAACGAATTGAGAACAATTAATATCATCGGATGCGGTCCTTCCGCTGAACTTTGGGACGGCAAAGGGGAAAGTTTAGGGGTAAACGATTGTGAGAAGACAGGAAAGAAGGTAGACAAACTTTTAGTTGTGGACTTCCCGCTTAAATTCTCCAAGGAACGATTCGACGTAATTCAAAACAGCAGCGCAGACTTTTACACGCAACTGATGGCCTGGAATAAATACAAGTCTCACCGTTTTAACCTTATTCATTTCAACCGTTGGCGGGGAAGGCTGGAGACTGGAAAGGTTGCTTGCTCTTTAACGTCTCCGTTCGTTGCGATCTCACTCGCTTGGTCTTGGGGTTATCAGGAAATAATCCTCTGGGGGGTTGACATGAATAATAGACGAGAATATCACGACGAGGAAGTTTCAAACATTAAAAGTCTGTGCGCTTGCCTTTGGAAGGATGGGGTTAAAGTTTGGTTGGGAACCGAAGGGAGCGCACTTAGTTTTCTGAATTTAAAGGATTGGGTGATAAAATGAGCTTTTGCGCAGTGGTCCCTGATAGAGGTGACCGTAAAGAGTTAATGTCCTTCTGCCGTCACCAACTTGAACGAATGACCGTGAAGCCTGACAAGGTTTATTTTGTTGACCATCCCCCGGAGAACGGGACGACAGATTTAACGGGCAGAATCAGGACCGGGATAAGCAGGGCGCAAGCTGATGGGATTGAAAGAGTTTTTATCATTGAGTCAGACGACGCGTATCCTAAAGATTACTTCGAGCAAATGTTAAAAGGCTGGCCACAAGGAGTAAAGATCATCGGGGCAAAGGCTACGCTGAACTATAACCTTCGTTACAATGCGTACCAAAAAGATGAGCATCCCGACCGCTCAAGCCTTCATCACACGGCCTTTGACCTTTCGGCGCTGGATAGATTCAGTTGGCCACAGAACGACTACATCTTCCTGGATAAAAAGATTTGGACCTACGTAAACCGGCAGCACATTCAAGCGGATCTAATCGCTCAACCGTTGGTCGTGAGCATGAAACACGGAATAGGGAAGACAGGGGGCCGTGGTCACCACATGAATTACCAAAGGAAAGACCCCGACCGGAGTTACTTGAAGTCGATTGTCGATAGTGAAGCTTTTGTGTTTTATCAAAGTTTGAAGGTATGAGTCTCATTTCTTTGCTCCATCCATCTAGAAGTCGTATTGACCGCTCTTTTCAAACGACTGAAAAATGGGTAGCTAAGTCTCGCGCCCATCTTGGAATTGAAGTTATCATTTCGTTGGATGAAGATGACCCCCAACTAGAAACATATAAAGAGGTTTACACTGGCTACGAACAAGTGATTGTCAACCCCAACCGTTCCGCTGTCGATGCTATCAACGCCGCCGCTAAAGTTGCTACGGGTGACATAATGATCGTCCTTTCAGATGACACCGATTGCCCTGATAATTGGGCCGAGCTTATTGAGAATGAAGTCAGGGGAAAGAAGGACTTTGTTTTGAGGGTGGAGGATGGAATACAAAGTTGGCTCGTGACAATGCCATGTTTCGACCGGGCCTATTACAATCGGTTTGAATATGTCTATTGCCCTGATTACCGGCACATGTTTTCAGATACGGATTTTACGCACGTTGCTTTCGGCCTTGACCGAGTTATCAAATCAAATCTTCTTTTCCCGCATCTTCATTATTCGGTGAAGAAGCTAGGCATAAAGCCAGACGAAATTAACCACCGCGCGGACCAGACGACAACGGAGGGAAGAAACCTTTACTTGGAAAGATTTAAGAGAGGATTTGACATGCCAGGATTCGACGTTTGGAGCTTCGAGGATTTGGATCACGAAAAATGGCTCAAGGCTCACGGATTTAAACGGCCATACAGATGAAGTTAAGTTTACTGATCTGCACCCTCCCCCAAAGGCGCGACTTCTTTCAGTCTCTCATGCGAGAACTGCGCAGGCAACTACAAACCTTGAACGCATGGAGCGAAGTAGAGATTCTTTCCGATGATGGTCAGGCAATTTCAATAGGAGAAAAGCGGAATTATCTTTTAAGTATCGCCGATGGTGACTACCTTGCATTCATTGACGACGATGACCGCGTTTGCCCGAATTACATCAAACTTTTACTTGAAGGAATTGCAACCAATCCAGACGCTTGCTCCCTTCACGGCATAATAACAGATGACGGAAAAAACCCAAGACACTTTTATCATTCCTTAAAATTCACTTCATGGTATGAGGAAAATTCGGTATATTACAGATACCCTAACCACCTGTCAACCATTAAGTCATCTATCGCTAAACGATTCAAATTTCCTAAAATAAATACCGGTGAGGACCACGATTGGAGTACTCAAATTTTTAAATCAGGATTGATAAAAAGTGAATATTGGATTGACGAAATAATTTATTACTATGACCATAGAAGCGTTAAATCAGAGATGGGCCAAAATCCCAGGCATTAACTATGAGGCGTGTGAGTCGGGTATTATACGTCACTCTAAAAGTGGTAAAATTAAAAACGTATATGATCGTTAGGTTATGAAAGGCTGTCTGTCTTATTCGCTTTTTGGCTACGATGCCAATCAAAAGTCAGGATTCGACTTTCCTTCTTTTGTTCGCGGGTTAATGGTGAACGTCCGGTTCAATCGCTTGCTTTATCCTGGGTGGGTGAACGTCATTCACATGGACAAGGAAAGTTATTCCTCCAAATACCAACCCCTTTTTGATTGGCTGATTGACCGTGGATTTATTGACGTTGTTATTTGCCCCTCAAATGAAGCGTTGTGTAAGGCAATGCTCTGGCGGATGAAACCTATTTTTGAAACCACCAAAACAGGGGATTTGAAATACACGCACACTCTTTGCCGGGATCTTGATTCGATTTGCACCTATCGGGAAGTTCAGGCGGTTACCATTTGGCTACAAGAACAAAAGGTAATCCACTGTATCACCGATTCTGTTTCCCACAATATCCCAATGATGGGCGGCATGATCGGCATTTGGGCAAATACATTCGCTGACAGGGTGAAGGCCAGAACGTGGGACGAACTGATGAACAAATCAGACGGTATAAATTATACAGTCAAGGGAGCCGATCAGACCTTCCTTAATAAATACGTTTACCCGCCTTGCGCCGATTCAGCTACCGAGCATTTTGTTTTAGGGATGGTCCACAACCTACCAGAGGAAAACGGAAGGCATTACTCCATTGAGGATATTCAATTGCCGATAAACGTGAGGTATAAAGCCAGTAACGACTGCGCGGGACATTGCGGGGCGGCCGGTTACTACGACATGCCGACAATGAACTTTCTAAAAAACATCGACCCTCATTCAAAAGAATATTGGGAAATCGAGGATCAATTTAAAGGGCTTTTCCCATGGGCGTATGACAGATACTAAACTAGCCTTTTGCACCTGTGCCGTTTGGAGTAAGAACTACGGCAACGCCTATTTGGATCAGCAGCAGACCCTCATCGACTCCATCCGGCGAATTTACTGGAACCAAGAACAAGCTGAAATATTTGCTTGGCGGGATGAATATCCTCCTGGTTCCCGTGATTGGCTTACTTCCTCATATGGTTTCAAGCCTTGGGCCGTCCAGTATGCTTTAAATCAGGGTTACAAAAAGGTAGTCTACATGGATACGGCTATGATTCTAAAGGAAAAATTACCGATCAGTCAATATGACCATCTTTCCGAAACTTACGGGGTGTTGGCCGCGAAGGATGACAGCAGTTTGACTAAGGTCACATGGGGTCTGGCTTGTGAATACTTTGGAGTATCACGTGAATGGCTCGGCGGGAAGAACTTGGTCGGCGGGTCGTTCTATTATTTCAACTTTGAGAATGATAAATGCCGGACTATCTTTCAAGCGTGGAAGGAAGCAGAAATGGCTGGTATGTTTGGATCGCAGGAGGGCGAGAGCGCTGGTATTCAAAACGGACATAGATGTGATGAGACGATAATGGCGATCCTTCTTTATTTCTATGGCATTGGTCCATGTAGCTATGACCAAGTAGGTTATCAGGGCGAAACAATGGTTAAGAAACATTTCCGATGAAAAAGATATTGACTCCATTAATTATTTTATTATGTCTTAATGCCTGTTCTCCGAAAGTATATACTAATTCCTTAATTGATCAGCGAAAAAAACATACGCAGAAAATAACCTCAAAAGATATTACTAATGGTAGGATCTTTATATTTACCTGTATTGGTCTTGGTTTTTGGATTGGTGCAAACGTTGCTAAAAATGATTGAGGTTATACATGAGCATTCGGTAGATATATCGCTATTGCCGGCAAAGGCGATTATCCTTGATCTCGGTTGTCGTGGATTCGCCTTTACTAATCACTTCCGCGAATTAGGCCACACTGTTCACGCCGTTGACATTGACGATTTACAGCATGGAGACTACGACCAATGCGCGATAACGAACTATACCGGCGAATGTGGCATTTGGAGAAACAACGATCCACAGGCAACAAAAATAGACCCACTGAATATTAATCTTGAATCGGCTCGGTGCTATACCTTGGAGGATTACATGACTTTAAAGAAAGTTGAGTTTTGGGACTTGGTGAAAATGGACGTTGAGGGTGCGGAATTTGAGATTATCATGGATATGAAAATGGCACCCGCTAAAATGATCAGCCTTGAATGCCATATGCACTGCGGACAAACTATGGAGGAATGCCAACTCATGTTTATGAGGTTAGCTTTTATTGGCTATCAATGCGTGTCAGGTGAAGAATTAAGTGAGGCGCACGGAGCTGGGCGAAATTTTTGGAATATGTTATGGATACTAAAATGACGAACGGCCAGAATGCTTGAACATGGTTTACGATGCTTGTAAGACTATCCGGGAGGACTACGAAAGACTAAAGCGGAATGATTGAACTAAAGCCTGATAATGGGTGGATTGCGGAAGATGTCGCCGGGAAGCGTTATCCCTGGTTTACCGCTGGAGCGTTGGAATATTTAAATCAAATAGACTATACCAATAAACAAATTTATGAATTTGGTTGTGGGTATTCTACGCTATGGTTCCGTTCACGTGGGGCGGTTGTCCATGGGGTAGACTCAACACGTGAGTGGGCGGACTTTGCAGGGGTTCAGTACCTGCCAGAAAAAGAACAATACCTTAACCCTAAATCATTGCTTTATTGGTTGGGGCGACCAACTCAGTATGACATAGCGGTAGTTGATGGTGAATGGAGGGATGAGTGTGCGTCCCTATGTATCCAAACTATTAAGCCGGGAGGATTGGTTATTATTGATAATTGGATGCAACCGAGCGTCCCGCCTAATGAATGGTTCAGAACTTTAGATTTACTTGCGGCCAAGAGACTCCCGCACACAGTTTACCGGCAAGAGGGGCATCCGGATTGGTCAACGCTCATAATCCAATGCTAGAACAATATCGACGATACTTCCAGCTCTTCCGCGACAATGCGCCGCATCATATGATTATCTGGGGAGGGTATCAACGCGGAGAACCTACCGGAATGGCTTCGAGTCTTGAATCTATCCTTGAGTTTGCCAAACTTGTGAAAGACCCTGACGCTGTTATCCTCAACGCAGGCGCTGGGGCATCTTCTTTTATCCTGCGGCAAATGTTCAAGAATGTAATTTGCACCGATCCTGATTTGAAATATCTTATGGTCGTTAAGGATATTTGCGCAAAGGCCGGACTGAATACCAACAACTTTATGACGGGGATTTCAGATTGTGATTACTGTTACTACGATTACGGCAACATTGAACGCATCCCAATGATGCCTAGATTCATTGACGCTACCAAACACGCTCTTTACGTTGACGATTGCGACACCCGGGCAGAGTGCAAGCAAATGAGGGATTACGTTTACAGTCTTGGATTGAACGTGAAAGATTGTGAAGCGGCGAAAGATGAGTATGGAAGGTGGGGAGTAATAATTCAGAAATGAAAAGAAACGTCATTCTATCGGTCAACGAAGATCCTCAATACCTATTTTACGTGCCCATAGCCTTATGGTCTTGGCGAAAGATTGGCTGGAACCCTGTTCTGTTTTTTCATGATGGTGGAGCGGTCCTAACTAAGCCATTATTTGAATTAGTGCTTAACAGCACGGAAGTCCAAAGGCTAAAACCGATTAAGGGCTATCGTTCAGATACCATCGCACAAATCTCAAGGCTATACGGGGCACTGTGCGTTGAACCTGGTGAAATAGTCATGACTGCCGACTTGGATTTGATACCCCTAGGTGATTGGTGGTCACCCGACCCATCAAAAATTACAATCTATAATCATGACCTTACCGGATACTCTGATTATGCAATCTGCTATTTAGCCGCCACCCGCGAAAGGTGGATTGAAATAATGGGCATTACCGGAGATTATAACGCAATGATAGCCCGTGATTTGAAACAAATACCAAATGCCCACGAATCGGTGGAATGGGAGAAACGATGGACGGTCGATCAAGCTTACATTACCGAAAGAATCAAGGCGGTACAATTTCAAAAGGAGTTTATCCCCGCCGGACGACTACCAAGCGGATTAGCTAAGGGCCGAGTGGACCGTGGGGGATGGACCCTTAACCATGAAACATTCCGGGACGCTCACCTCCATCGGGATCTGTATAAACGATTCCAGAACCCAAGCGATGAACGATATGCATTATTCCAAAAGAAGTGGGAGGAACACATGACTTTGCTTCATACCGTTTGGCCCAACGAGAATTGGGATTGGTTTGTGACCTACACGAAAGAATTTTCAAAACTCGCCCAATGATCTTCGCCCTGAACATCTGCGGAAACCGTGACCGGGAACTATCCGAACTCATGGAGACTACTTTGCGAAAGCATTGCCCGGATTTGGGAGAGTTTGAACGCAGGAACTTCGACGCTTTAGGTTGGGGTAACGGTTCAGGTTGGGACCCATCAATAATGAAGGTCAACGCAATCAAGTCCATGCTTCGGTTCGGCTTGCGTGACGATGACTTTATCCTTTGCGTGGATTCGGACGTAGTGTTTTGCACTCCAGAAGTCTTTACTTTCGTCAAGCCTGAATATGGGATAATCGGGATAAAGAACGCGACCGACTTTCCCGCTTTGATCGGACCATTAAAGCATATGAGCGGATGCCTTATTTTCCTGCGTGGGGATATTGCAAAGCAGATTGGAAATCTGACTAACGATCAGCTAAACGAAGTGCGCCGACAATTCAAAAGCGTGGCCCTTACCGAGAACGAGGATATTTTAGTCTCCTATCTTGCCCAAATGCTCGGGGCTGAACACTGCGCTTTGCCAGGCTACCTTCACGATGGCGATTTTGAAAAGGATATTGTGATCGGGGAACTACGATCGTTCTATCACTTGAATTACCACCCAGATACTTTTCTCGGTGTGCCTGTTGATGGAAAAGAAGAGTTTGCTAAGGTTCTGGCTGGACTCGGGTATAAACTTTAAACGATGCGCCTAGTAGCAATTTATAACGCGTGGAGTGAAATGCCAGAATTATTGGCCAAGTCAATCCTAAACATCAAACCGGTAGTTGACGGCATTATCGTGGTGTATTCTGATTTTAGCTACATTGGAAACTTCAAAGAGTTTCCATTGAATGAATTGCCACAGGATGGCGTGCGTTACGTCCGCGCCGATCCTTCACACAACGAAACAAGCAAACGGAATTTAGGACTTGATGAAGCCAGGAGATTCAAATACACGGACTTCATTAACCTTGACTGTGACGAATTTTATCGTCAAGAGGACGTTATCCGCGACCGGGCTTACCTTGAATCGAATCCTTCCGTTAAAGGGCTTGTATGCCGGTTGAAAGTCCTATTTGCCAAACCTACGTTAACCTGTGACGACCATACGCTTGTACCTTATATTCACAAGCTGACGAGCCGAACCAAAGCCGGGAACTTCCGGAACTATCCTTTTGCCTACGATGACGATGGGGGTGCACACATTGACCCCACCCGCCGATTGAACTACGAGGACGGTATCCAGATGAGCGATACAATCATGTATCACGCTTCCTGGATCAGGAAAGACTTTGAATTGAAGATAGCCAACAGCCCGGCGGTGAGAAACTTGAGAAAATCCACTATCTTAGAGGACTTAAAAAACGCTTGTCCGGGGTATTATTGCAAGTTCTACCGGAAGACGCTACATGAATGTGAAAACATTTTTAACCTATGATTGACGAACTAATCCAAATCCTGTTATTCGTTGCATGGCTCCCGGTAGGGGTAGGATGGATATGGGGCTTTCATTGTCTGTTTTCGGAAGGATACATTTTTGAAGAGTTAGGTAAATGGTTAAACGATAAATTACCTGATTGGATTTGCGACCCACTTTTTGCCTGTCAAATGTGTATGGCGTCAGTGCATGGGTCGCTTATCTTCTTCCTGTTCATTCGTTACCACATCCAATGGTGGCCGCTGTTCTGCGTGTCTCTTTGTGGCCTGAATTTCATTATCAACAAACTAACCGACAAGCATGTTAAGCTGGATTAAAAGCCTTTTCTCAAAGAAAGTAAAGCCAGTCACAAACTGCCTTTCGCCCAAGTACATCGGTAAAACCGAACCCGCTACAATCGAACTTGAGGACGGGAAGGTACTTAACTTCAAGGTAGGAGGCAAACAGTTCTACCGGATGAAGCGTGAAGTGGAAATGCCTTACGGTCGGTATAAGTTTGTCGCCGCGTTCCTGTATGAGGTTGAGTTGCGCATGACCAGCAAAACCTTGAAAGAATACCTTTCCAAACTAAAAGACATCATCACCGGGACCAAGGGAACGGTGGATTTGAGTAATGCATATAAAGTAATTTGGGCGATGGAATCCCGCCTTGAACTTAACTTCGAACCCGAAACAGCCCGTAACCTGGCCTCAGTTGTGTTCTTTGACGATACCGAGGACATGGAGGATTTTGATCAGGAATATGGAAAAAAGAAACTCGAACTATGGGATAAACACAAATTCAGTGCTTTTTTTTTAACCAAGCCAATGGACGAATTGCTGGGTGTGAGGGGTATCTCGGAGGATATTTTAAAGACCTATATCAAGGAGGCTCAAGAAATAACGGAATACTGGAACTCCGTCCTGCTCAAGCAATGAAATCCGACTTCCGGGAACTCCAGGAAATGCAAATCAAGAAAATTGCTAACTTTGAACCAGATAAAGAACCAATATTCAATGCTCTGTCAATCTTTAGTTTTCTTTTTCACATTCGTGCATTACAGAATGAAAACAAGGAGTGAGTGGGATGGGAGGAAACTTAATCCATTCCGATGCCCGATCGTCAACAGAATATAAACATCAAGTTCAATACAAATTCCGTTGATCTTGAAAAAGCCGCACAATTATTGAATAAAGCGAAAGCTGCTAATGATGCGCTCAATCAATCAATCAACAAGACAGGTACTCAAGGGACGCAGGACGTAAAAAGATTTTCATCTACCATTGAGGGATTAAGACTCCAGATGGCCCAACTCAAAGGACAGATAGATCTCACCAGTCAATCCGATAAGGTCAGGCTAGAGCAGCTTCGTGGGCAATATGCCGCCATGTCCACCCAATTAAAACAGTATCAGGGTGAACTTTCCAAGACAACAGCCGGTCAAAAGTCTTTAGTCGATGGATTGGGGGGATTATATTCAATGGTAAGGATTGCTCTTACCGCTGGTCTGATAGCGGAGACTACCCGAGCCGTAATAGAAATGGCAAAATTGAAGGGAACGGTTGACGGAGTAACCCGGGCCTTTAATACCCTTCCGAATGCGACTTTATTAATGGCCGACCTTAAAGCCAAAACGCATGGCACACTTGATGAACTAACCTTAATGCAAAAAGCAGTTCAGGCTAAGAACTTTAAGATACCGCTCGAACAACTTGGAACCCTTTTAGAGTTTGCCGCTATCAAAGCCCAACAAACCGGACTGGATATTAATTATCTGGTAAACTCTTTGATAACGGGATTAGGCCGTAACTCTATCCGGTTATTGGATAATCTTCAAATATCAGTTACGGAGCTCAGGTCCAAAACAAAAGAATTAGGATCTACACAAGCAGCAGTATTTTTCCTTGTAAATAAACAGATGCAGGAAATGGGCGGCTTTATTGAAACTGATGCCGTCAAAGTGGATCAGTTGTCTGCCTCTTGGAAGAATTTTAAAATCAATCTAGCAGAACGACTTGAAACAGGGGGAATAATAGGATTTTTCGATAAGGTTGTAACCGGATTGGGATTATTACTTGGTGGGAGTGTAAGATTCGAGACAGCTCAGAAAAATGCAATTAAGGCTGTAACGGAATTCAAAAAAGCCAATGATCTTTTACTTGATTCAGATAAAAAAATTCAGGCCGTAGAACTGGAATTAGATAAGCTAAGTAGGAGAAGATTAGAAGATGGTGGTAAATTGAAAGAACTACAAGTTACAATTGACAAGGGTAGTTCATTTCTTGGCGGAAAGGATGAAAATAAACAAATTCAACTTGCCAAAGATCAGGCTGACGCGATCAGTAAAAGGAATGATGTAACGGCGGCATCCATAATTTTACTTGAAGCCTATGAAAAATCACTTAGGATAAAGGCCAAGACTGATGATGATGAACTTGGCATAATAGAACAATATAATGAGAAGGTAAAAAAGGCAAATGAGGAAATCGAACAGTCTACCGATGTAACAGGTAAATTTCAAAGGGAGAAAATAAAAGAACGTGAAGAGTTTGAGCGTATTATTGCAGTCTATAGTCTTTCCTCCGCTGAGTTGGACAAGTATGTCGAGTCAATGGATAAAGGAAAGGTATCCTCTAAATCACTCCGGGAAGAAATAGCTAAACAGATTGACGCGATTAATGAATCGTTAGCCAAGACTTTAAAACCTCCAACAAAAGGCGGTGGTCCTGCCGGTGGGTTTATCGGGCCACTTGGACCTGCAGATACTACCAAAGAGGGCGCAAACTCGTCTACCGCCATGCTGAATACATGGTACAACAACTATGCGACCTTTTGGGATAAGCTCAAGCTCGGCTTTGATGATCTGAATAGTCATATTCGAAAAGGCACAGTCGCAACGGTGGAAGAGCAGCAACGAGCAATGGAGCAAGCTGTAAAGCATCTTGTAAACGCCGTTAAGCAATCCGTTGGAGAATTGGCGGCAAACAGTCTGCAAGCAGAGGTTAAATCTTACGATGAAAGGATTGCAGCGAGTGAGGCATATTATAACAGGCAAGTTGGCTTGCTTGGAGATAATCAGAAGGCTAAACAGATTCTTGAAATAAAACACAATCAGGAATTAAGTAAACTCGAACGAGAAAGAAGTGAAGCGGCAAGACGTGCCGCGTTGATAACTATTACAATAAACACAGCAATAGCAGTTATCAAGGCTTTGGCTACAGCAGTGACTATCTATGACGGTATTGTCGAGGCGGCTGGGGCGGCAGTAATCGGGGCTGCTCAATATGCAATAGCTTCCTCTGCTCATTACGCTGAAGGGGTGATTGACCTGAAAGGTCCAGGCACAGAGACAAGCGATTCTATTCCAGCCAGGTTGTCTAAAGGCGAATCGGTAATGACCGCTCAGGAGACACGCGAAAACATGGGCATCCTAAAAGCAATCAGGGCCAAAAAAATCAATGACAATATTATCTCTGAAATCTTTGCTAAGAGCGGAGGGGCACAAGCTGGATACGACTTTACCCGTTTGGAAAAAGCCATTGAGAGAATCCCTAAACCCTCAGACCTAATAAAAATGGGTTCCATGACCTACGAAGCCAAAGAGAAAGCGAAGGGCCACCGGCAACTGATCCGCAATAAATATTTAGGATAATGCAGTTCAGATTTACCTTAAACAATACTATCGCCGGTTCTCATTCTATTGATGAACCTGACGGATGGAAAAATATCAAAATAAAACTTGAGCGCCATCCAGAGTATCAGTCTCTAATCGAGGTCATTGATACGCCTTTTTTCTTTTACAATGTTGGACAAGGAAAAGACGGTGGTCGGGAGTATCTCTATGCCATCGAACAGGCACAAGGGATAAATGCTACGGTTACTTTGCTTGTTGAACTTACCGAAGATGGAACAACCTGGGACCGGGTATTTTTTGGTAACCTTGATCTATCCACGCTTACAGATGTAATGAAGGGCGGGAAGTTCTATAAATTCCAATGCAACATTATACAAAGCGATCTTTGGTCTATGTTTCAGAATCGCAAATCGACAAGCGTAAACCTGAATGCAACTACCGATCTAGACGGAAATGCCGCCGTAACAACCGACAAAATCAATCTAGAGTTACTCAGCCAGGTTATACGGCAAAGTTTTACGGCTTCTGAAAATATTACAGTGGTTGGCTTTACTATCCCAGATAATTCAAATCTACAGTTTGCATGGGATAACATTGTTTTGGATGAGATACTCAATCGGTTTACTATTCCTATTTCGGACACATCAGATCCGGCTCCTAGCTTTAATTTTCAATATGCCGGAACATATAGATTCCAGATTGTAATGACGGCATTGAAAGAATTTGATCCGTTTGGCGTAGACGGGATGACTAACCTTTCAACGGATGGTCTGTTATTTAAAATAAGGCATACGAGTAATAGTGTAGTCACTGATTACACAGCCACAAGAACAGACCACGCAAACGCATCGGCCACGGCTGGATATAGTAAATTCACTATTGACGTAACAATAACCGCAAAGGCTAACGATGATTTAGCGTTCTTTTTTCAAACCACAACAACGCCATTTGACCCATCAGATATTACCCCGACCGGAAGGGTGTTGATCATTCTTGGAGACAACAACCCAGCCTCTGGTGATGCCAGGATAAGAGATATTCATGACACATCAACAATTATTGTCACTAGTAATAATATATACCCACAGACCCAAACTGATGCAATTCTAATTCACGATGCGGCTAATGCGATAGTGAACAGAATCACCGGAACAGAAATTTACTCTGAATATTTAGGTGGACTTTTTCAAGGGTATGTAGCCAATGGATGCGCCGCATTTTATGCCCTTATGCTGGGGCTTCATGTAAGGGGTTACACCTTTATCGAAAAGTTATTCGCTATGAATTTTGATGATTTTTGGAGTGGGGCAAATCCTATTCTGAATCTTGGTTTAGGGGTTGAGGAATTCGCTGGAGTCGAACGAATACGAATTGAAAAGAAAGATCATTTTTTTAACGATACCCCTAGCGTTTATTTTGACAATGTTGAGGGGATTGAAAGAAGCTATGATCAAGATAAAATAATAAAATCGGTTAAAAATGGTTATTCTGAATGGTCGGCAGAATCTGGATCTGGTATTGATGATGCTCAAACAGTTCATTCGAGAGCAACGATTTACAAGACTTCCGGGCAGGATATACCACTACTATCTACCTTTTTTGCCGCCGGGCTTGGCATAGAACAAACCCGAAGGAACAGGGCTGAAAAGGGGAAAGACTGGAAATTAGATAACAACGTAATGATAATTGCCGTTGATAAAAGCGTAACCAGTTCACCGGATTACTTCATCACGGAAGTAGGAAGCCCGTTTTCATTAATATTTGGTATGCTCAATGGGAGTTCAAGGTACAATATCAGAATAACACCTTACCGCAACTTTGTCAGATGGCTTAACTTTTTATCAGCAGGCTTCCAAAAATACCTTACTTCTTTCTTTAGATTCACTACCGGGGAAGGGAACTATATCACAACAATAGCGGCTAATTCGGACACTTGCGATACAGGGACGTGGTCAGAAAATCAGGATATTGCCCCGGTAGCCACCCCTAACACGCTTCATGAAATGAGGCTACTTCCGAAGGCAGATTTAACATGGACAAACTATAAAACAATCAGGGCAAACCGCGATAAGTGCATAGCCGTAAAGGAAGATGCGTCATATACAAAGGTTCACATAAAACTCCTGGAATACGAAATCGCGGCGGCGAAAGCTGACGTTAAAGGTTGGATTAAATGAAAAATGTTATATTTGTCGTATGGTCACTACTTTTGACGTGGGAATTAACTTCTTGTCGCGACAAAGTGATCATATCCCCCGCTAACCCGGTTCAGTTCTGGCTATCGGGTCAATCCACCTACAACGAGACAGCGGTATGTTCTATTGAGCCTGTGTTTTGGTGTCAACCGTGGAACTGTGAGGACTCAATTCACATTCAGTTTACCGACTCCACTTATTTTGATCCAACCGACGAGGTTATACTAAAAATATGTTCAGAGGACATATTACTTGCTTCTCTTGCAATGACAAGGATAGGGACCGTCGGAAGTGATGGCGTTTATGATGTTGAATTTGACTTATCAGATTATGACACTTGCAATAAAAACATAAATCTTTTTGTCGTTAATGCCACACACTATGTCGCCACCGAGCTACTTACAAATCCTGACTTTACGAGCGACTTATCCAATTGGTACCAATCAGGGAGCGGTGAAGTTTGGGCGCAGTCAAGCGGTCAGGCTCAGTCAACAATAAACGGCTCCGATTTATTAACAAAACGTCTAATTAATGCCGATATAGTCCCAGCCGGAGAATATCGGGTTATCAGTGAAATAAGACTACTTGGCTTCATAAGCATCCCCATGCAGGTAAATGTAGAATTTTTTACCGGCGAAGGAATAGTGTATACCAAAGAATTCACCGTAACGGACTATCTGACCGAAAACATAGAATTTTTATTTACCGCTGCCGCTGCCGTTAGTTTAGGTGTGAGGGTGTACAGGTTTCAAACAGGCATTGGAATTCCAGACATTGGCGTTCAGCTTAACTATGTGAGGCTTTACAATAACATATTTGTATTGAAGTCTGATTGTCAATATGTGTCTGATTGTAATGATTGCACTGAATTAATAACATTTTCGAATTCAAACTCTTTTGCCGGCATTGACTATACAGACGTCTCACCAAGCCGCGAATTTACTCTACGCATTCCGGCTGTCTTTTTTGAAGAGGAATTTCCAGACGAGTATGAATCCATAGATCTTTCAAACTCCGAGATAGTCCAACTTTCAAGCGAGGTAAAACATAAGAAACTTTTAGATGTTGGGTGGATGCCATTTTATATGATTCAGAAATTACAACTTGTCTTGGCGCATGATAATGTAATCATTCAGGAAAAGAATTGGATAAAAGGTGATGGGATGACTAAGATTCAGGGAAATAAGAGGTATCCATTAAGGCGAACAAGTTTTCTTTTAACCGACAAGGATTTTATAAAACGAAACGTACTTTGATTATAGAA